CACGAGAACCGAAGCACTGGAAAGTGCCACGGGCGACGATGTGACCAACACGAACGTCGACGGGACCACGACAAGCGATTACAAGAGTGGGGGGCCCACCATAAAGAGCGGGCATCCCAATCATAGGCCAAATGGGCGGAGACAAAGAAACACGAAGGGTACGGTCCTCAGCAGAGAGCGAAGACTGACCACCAACAGAGAAACCACGCGCGCAAGGAAAACCAAAGATAGACTGAAACTCAGGAACGGCCACGCCGGAACCGGCCCACGAAACAGCAAAAGCCACATCAGCGAACTGAGCGCCCAACCCAGCATTAGCCACGAACTCAAACTCGAGAGAGAGCAAGCGAGTAAACAAGAAAGCGCGCGACATGGACGAAGCCAGGGGAGGGAGGGAGAGGTCGAAAGCACGAGGGCGACCGGCCTCAGTGGCGGTGAGAACCTGCTCCAAAACAGAGAAGGAGAGCACCGAGGAAGAAAGAGAATGGTTGGCAAGCAGAAGATCAAGAAAAGCAGACATGATGAAGCGACCCAAGTGTGCGACTCACGAGGGGACGGACTGTTCCTTTCAGACAGGGGGGAGAGGGAACAAAAGAGTGAGTTCCTTGCCTGCCCGCCGTGCGTGCAGTCTCTACAGCGGCATGGTAAACGTCATGCACGGGTGTGGATCGGAGGTCACCACAACCTTCCCAGCACGATTCGCTGGTCTCCTCGTCTAATAAGGACGATCGGCACGGACAGCCTCACCACCGGTCAACCGGCCAATGTTCTTTGCAACAGAGCCAAGGGGTTAGGGTGAGACACGCAGATGGCTGCGTCAAACAAATGACACCGGAGCACATCCACAGACGCCATTACTGGCGGAGCAATTCCCCATACTCAACCAAGCGAGCCGACCAATAAAGGTCAGCTCAAGCAAGGAGGACGGCGCGGTCCGCCGAGGGACGAGTGTCTAACCCAACGACAAACAGGGGTAGTTTAACCTCATCCCGGAGGGGACAAAACAAAACCAAAGAACGCCACACCATGAAGAAGGCAAGAAGGGAGGAAGAAAGAAAACTAGAGCGCGAAACCGAAACGCAAACGCGCGCGATCGAAGAAACCAGCAGCAGTGGCCAACTCCACGGAATGGTCAGAGCAGCCGGGGGCGGCCTCACGAATGGCGTTATGAATGGAACGCCAGAAATCACCGTCAGAACGCCCGGAAGCAACGCCGAACTGCGCGCGATGCAAGACCACATCAGGACTCAAAGAAACGTCGTCGCCGCCGAAACGCAATCCACAGAAAGTGACAGAAGTGGAACGAATGAGCTTAGGAGTCATCGCCCACATGTCCGAGAAGAAACCACGTGCACCGTTCCACGAGCCCAAAGCCACCATGTCATCGCCGCTAACAGCCAGAGGGGTACCGGTGGGGCAATTGAGGGAAGCACCAGTAAGGGCGGCGTTGCGAGCAGTGTTCAAAATCCAAGTCCACCGATCGCCGGACTCCTGCCGGGCGCGGTGCGGGCCGAGATGACTGTAGGTACTGAGCTTCTCACGTCGATAGAGATTGATATACTCGACGGGAAGACCAGAGAGAGACATTAGCCAGCAATCAAACTCACAGAACACGATGTCGCAACCACCATCCCAGGCGGTGTAGTCGTTGGCAGTCATGACCCCAGGCCTCCAAAAACGTCGGTACCAGGCGCTCATAGTCGCGGGCGAAGCACGGGCGTGCATGTAGGTGGTGGCGCGCTTGAAGCGGAACAGCATCTCCTCCAAATACAGAGCATACGGGGCGTCTCGAAACTGCTTAACCAAAGAAAACTCAGAAACGATCTGGCCAGCAGTGGCGGGACTATAGCGCTTCTCCTCCTTCTTAACATACTGCGTCTTGAGAAACAGCTGGGTATGGTTCAGAGGGGAGTCAAGAGTGTAGCGCATCTTCTCGACGGCGCCGCGGATCTGCTTCTTACGGCGCTTGGATACCCAGGGAGCCAAAGCACGACGGGTGCAGGAGTCAAAGAGGGCAGCGTCATAGCCCTGCTTATTCCAAGCACCCACGTCGAAAAACTTCTTAAAACCGGACTGCAACTGACGCAAGCGGGAGCGCTGAGAGGCGTTCAAAGTGGGGCGCTCATGGCCAACGCGAATGCGCTTCTCCTCCGAAATGGCGTTGGTGAGGCGATCCGAACGATGATGACGCAAAGTCTCCTGACAGCCATCGAAAACGTGCTGAGTGGTGGCGTTGAAGTTCCGGCCAACAATCTCGCGACGCTCCTCAGCCTGAAAGCGAGTATGGGTCAAAGCGGGATCGGGCTGAGCAGAAAGCCGCGGGAAAGGGGGCATCTGGTAATGCGTACTCTCATGCTTCAACTCAGCGTCATTGGGGAGACTAACGAGGTGACGAAGGTCATCAGCAACGTTGGAAGGGACCGAAGGCTGCAACTCACTATGACGACTGAAAGCAGGACCGCCAGAGGCAGTATGGGTGGCCGCAGCAAGAGCAGAACGTGCCGTCCAATAGTC